CCGGCCGTACGGCAAGCAGGAGGAATTCCATGACCTTGGCCTGAATAAGCGAGAGCGGCTGCTGATGGCGGGCAACCAGAACGGCAAGACGTTTTGCGGCGGCAACGAGGTCGCGTATCATCTGACGGGGCTATATCCAGATTGGTGGTTGGGTCGGCGATGGGACCGCCCGACGCGCGGATGGGTAGCTGGTGTGACCGGCGAGAGCACCCGCGACAACCCCCAACGAATTCTCCTTGGCACCACCGCCGAGATCGACGCCTATGGCCCCGGCCGCGGCAGCATCCCGAAGAAGTGCCTCGACAAGGACAAGATCACCCTGGCGCGCGGCGTCAGTGGTCTCTACGACACGATCCTCGTGAAGCACTTCCGGTCGCTGAAGGATTATGAGGCGGGTCTCTCGGACGGCTGGTCCGAAATGAAATTCAAGTCGTATGAGCGCGGCCGGACGAAGTGGCAGGGCGACACACTCGACTGGCTGTGGTTCGACGAGGAGCCGCCTGCCGACATCTACTCGGAAGGGCTGGCGCGTATCACCGCGACGAACGGCATGACCTTCGTGACCTTCACGCCCCTCGAAGGCATGTCCGATGTCGTCATGCGCTTCCTGAACGAAGTGTCCGTAGATCGCGCTGTCGTCACGATGACGATCGACGACGCCGAGCACATCCCGGCCGATCAGCGTCAGAAGATCATCGATGGCTTCCTGCCCCACGAGCGGGAGGCGCGTGCTCGCGGTATCCCGGTGCTCGGGTCCGGCAAGGTCTTCCAGTTCACCGAGGAGAGCCTGCGCTGCACACCCTTCACGATCCCGCCCGAGTATGCGCTGATATGGGGAACCGACTTCGGCGTCCAGCATCCCTTCGCTGCAGTGCTACTGGCGTGGGACCGCGAGAAGAACGTCGTCTATGTCGTCCACTGCATCCGCATGGCAGACGCGATGCCGATCAATCACGCGGCGGCGATGAAGCCCCTGTTCAACGACCGCGGCGGAAAGATACCCGTTGCTTGGCCCCAGGACGGCTGGCAGCGCCGCGAATTCGAGGGCGACCTCAAGCCCCTTCAGGTGATCTACAAGAAGCACGGGCTGAAGATGCTGTCGCACCATGCGACGTTCAGCGACGGATCGAACTCGACCGAGGCCGGCATCCTCGGCATGAAGGAGTTCATGGGTTCCGCACGGTTCAAGGTCTTCGATACCTGCACCGAGTGGTTCGACGAATATCGCCTCTATCACCGCAAGGAAGGCCAGCTTGTGAAGGTGCGCGACGACCTGATGTCGGCGACCCGTGTGGGGTTCATGTCCCGGCGACACGCCCAAGCTGTTCTTTTTAATCCATATTCCGCAAATGGCACGGTTGGGGTGAAGATTGCGGATGGCGTTGACAATGCCGATCCTTGGAATTAAGTTGCTCTAGCGTTGGGTCGGCGAAAGCCGAATGCTGCGGACATGGTAGAGAAACAGGAAGCCCATGAGCGACACTCTATCCCCTCGTAACATTTTCTTGAGGTCACGATGGTCTCCCCGACAAACGTAATTGGAATGGCGGCGGCCCGCGACCTTGGTGTCGGCGGTGGCCTTGACGCCTCTATGGATCAGGCCGCGATTGAGGAGCAACGCAAGAAGAAACTCCTGCAGCAACAGCAGAACAATAGCGGCACCGTGGCGCCCTATACCGGGGCTTTCATGTCGCTGACTGGAAACCAATACTAATGGTCTCGTCTGAAGCCGACATCCTGCGTGATAGTCTGTCCGAGTTCTCCGAACTCCAGACGGCACGCGCAGTCTATGGCTCCCACTGCGAGGAGATCGCCGAGCTTGTCGATCCTCCGAGCCGCAACACGTTTTTCTACGGCTCCTACAATACGCCGGGCCAGAAGAAGACCGACCGTCAGGTCGACGGCAATGCGGGCCTGGCCCTCGATCGCTTCGCTGCGATCCTCGTCTCGATCCTGACGCCGCCGAACCAGACGTGGCATACAGTTTCGATCGACAACGACTACCTGCTGAAGGATCGCAACGTCCGCCTCTACTACGAGAAGGTGACGCGCCTCCTGTTCAAGGCCCGCTACAACCCGAAGGCAAACTTCGCCGGGCAGAACCAGATCGTGTTCCGCAACGAGGGCGCCTATGGCACCGGCTCCCTGTTCGTAGACACCTATCAGGGCATCGATGGGAAGTTCGGGCTTCGCTACAAGGGTCTCCCCCTCGGTGAGACTTACCTGCGTGAAAACCATCAGGGTATGGTCGATGGCTACTGCCGCCCGTTCCGCCTCACTGCGCGCCAGGCTCTACAGCAATTCGCAGATGAGAAGGATCGGTTGCCGCCGCAAATCCACGAGGCAGCGCAGAAGGGTTCCCAGTTCCCGTACAACTTCCTCCATCGCGTCTGCCCGCGAGAAGACTATTACCCCGGCCGCCTCGACAGCAAGGGCATGCTCTACGCGAGCTACTATCTGTCCCTCGACTATTCGACGCTGCTGCGCGAAAGTGGATACCGCACATTGCCTCTCGCGGTCGGCCGCTATGTGCAGACGCCCGGCGAAACTTATGGCCGCGGCCCGATGATGCAGGTTCTACCTGCGATCAAGACACTGAATTCGGAGAAGCGCGACTTCCTCACGCAGGGCCACCGCGCCGTGTCGCCCGTGCTTCTGATGGGTGATGACGGCATCGTTGGTTTCTCGATGCGCCCCGGCGCCGAGAACAAGGGCGGATGGTCCGAAGACGGACACCCGCTGATCGGCACGCTTCCGATCGGCGACATCAACGTCTCGAAGGAGATGATGGACGAGGAGAAGCTGCTGATCGAAGCAGCTGCCCTCACCGACCTGTTCAAGGTGCTCCTCGGCGACCCGAAGATTTATACCGCGACGCAGATTGTCGAGATGATGTCTCAGCGCGGCATACTGATCGCTCCGGCGATGGGCCGCCAGCAGAGCGAGTATCTCGGTTCTGTGATCCCGCGCGAACTCGACCTCATGGACGCGCAGGGCATGTTGCCTCCGAAGCCGCCCGCCCTCCTCGAAGCGAAGGGAGAGTACCACATCCAGTATTCGTCCCCGCTTGCGCGCGACCAGCGGTCGTCCGAAGTGGCGGGCTTCACCCGCATCTTCGATCTTGGCATCCAGGTGGCGAACGCGACGGGCGACCCGTCGCATCTCGATCGCTTCGACTTCGACACGTTCTTCCCCGATGCGGCCCAAATTCAGGGCAGCCCCGAAAAGTGGATGGCCTCCGACGAGATGCTGGCGCAGAAGCGTCAGGGTCGCCAGCAGGCCGCCGAGCGTGCGCAGCAGACGCAGGAAGCGCCCGCCAAGGCCGCCCTCATGAAGGCGTCGGCCGCGCAGGCAAAGGCCGGCAATGGCGGCCCGATCTTGGCGCCGCAGCCGGTTGCCGCTCCGGGAGCGTAAGATGTTCGGCGCGACTGTCGCGAAGCAGGACCCGAAGAAGAAAGAGGTCAAGACCAAAATCTTCCGCGTCGTGTGGGCTGCAGCGAATGAAGATTTCGACACGTCCGAACTTGACAAGTATCTTTCGAACAACAATGGTGCATCGATTGTCGGGTGCGCGGCGCTTGCGACCACGAAGAACCCGATCACGCTCTACATCGTGACGAACCGAGGGACCTGAAATGAAATCACCGATCGAGATGGTCAAGCAGTTCCTTTCGGATCGCAGGACCGCGTATCAACTCACGCTCGGTGGTATCTCCCCGGCGCACAAAGTTGTTCTCACCGACCTGGCCTTCTTCTGCCGCGCGAACGAAAGTTGCGTGGTGCCAGGAGACCGTGATAAGACCCTCATGCTGGAAGGGCGTCGCGAAGTTTGGCTTCGCATCCAGCAGCATCTCAACTTCAACACGGAACAGTTGTTCCAGCTATATGGCGGGCAACGCTCCCCTGATAAGGAAACGAGCAAGTGACAGACGAAATTGTACCGGCCCCGACGCCGGCTCCCACACCTACTCCGGCACCTTCGGACAAGCCTTGGTATGACGGCGTAGAGCCGGAACTCCTCGGCCACTTCCAGGCGCGCGGTCTCGACAAGAAGACGGCTACTGAAGCGGCGATCTCGGAAGCGAAGGCTTACCGCGAAGCGTCAAAGCTGATCGGTGCGCCACCCGAGAGCATGGTCCGCATCCCGAAGGAAGCAAACGACACCGAGGGCTGGCAGAAGGTTCACGAGCGTCTTGGCGTCCCGAGCGATCCGGCGAAGTACGACTTCTCCGGTATCAAGTTCGCGGACGGCACCGAACTGAACGAAGATTTCGTCAAGGGCCTGCGAGCCTCCGCGGGGGCTGCGAAGCTCTCGATCGATGGCGCCAAGGAAGTTGCGAAGTTCATCGTCGGGCAGATCGATGCCGACGAGAAGACCGAGCAGGCCGAATACGCCGGAAAGCTCGCGGTCGAGAAGGACACCCTTGCGAAGAACTGGGGCTCCAACGCTGCGTCGAACATGGTGATCGCGCAGAACGCCGCGAAGACCCTCGGCATACAGCCGGAGGAGATCAAGGCGCTCGAAGGCGTCGTTGGCTATGCGCGCGTCATGGATATGCTACGCAACATTGGTGCGCGCACGGGCGAAGACAAGTTCGTGAAGAACGAAGGCACTGGGCTCGTCATGACGAAGGAGCAGGCGCAGTCCGAACTCGCGCTCCTCGAAAAGGACACCGAGTTCTTCAACAAGCTCCAGAAGGGCGACGTACTCGCGACGCAGCGGTATCAGAACCTCACACGTATGGCTTCAGGACAATAACCTATGCCTTGGGACGCCAAATCCTTCA